GACCTCTCTCTGTAAGCCGAATAAGCAGCTTTGACCATTCCTTCTTTTTCTTTTCTAACATAATTTTTAAACCTCTTAAAGTTTGCATTGTATCCACCTAGTCCTGAAGTATCTACAATCGCTTCGATAAAATGTTCTAATACATTATCGAGCATAGTTATTAAATCGTCTATGAATTGTTCATCCTTCTTCCACTTGTCAAAATGTTCTAAGTTGACACTAGATAAACAACACACAGCAGTTCGTTCTTCATTAGTAGGTAATACTATTTCAGAACATAAGTTACTTTGATTAATTGTTAAGCCTAAATCTTTTTGTTCTTGTGGTAAAGATTCATTACACCTATCAATGTTAATCATATAAGGTTCACCTGTCTCGGCTCTGGCATTTAATAATTGCCACCATAAATCTCTAGCATTAATTATCTTAACTGCTTCATTAGATTTAGGATCAATCAATCTCCATTCTTCGTCATTCCTTACTGCCTCTAAAAATTCATCAGTTATATTAACTGCGTTATGAATATTCAAACACTTCCTATTTATATCACCACCAGATTCCCTACGCATGTTTATAAATTCTTCGATCTCTGGATGAGATATATCTGAATAAGCTGCATAACTACCTCTCCTGGTTATACCTTGATTGAAGGCTAACATTTCAGAATCTACGACATGCATGAATGGTATTGATCCAGTAGAACGAGAGCCGTGCCTAGTTGCAATACCATTACTGCGAACATCTCCCCAATAACCACCGATACCTCCACCTGAACTAGCCAACCAGATGTTCTCGTCATAATGATCAGATAAACCCCTCCTACTATCAGGTACGTAATTGAGAAAGCAGCTAATAGGTAAGCCACGAGTGGTTCCTCCGTTAGAAAGTATAGGGGTACTAAACATAAACCAACAATCAGATGAATACTGATAGAGTCTTTGGGCAAGATCAAAATCAGTTTCTCCTTTATACGTTGCTCCAAATACACTAGCCCTTGCAAAAGCTTCTTGAGCATGACTTTCTTTCTCCCATAAATATCTATCTTTTAATGTATCTAAACTAAACTTATCTAGCTTAGACTCCTTATCGTAATCTATTTCAATACCTAAGTATGATTTGTTTCCTACTTTATCCGTTATCATAATGACCTTCCTTGTCTCCTATGTAATAAGCTATGATAGCATAGTGAATAAGCTTTAATAAATCAAGTTGATTTCTTCCTTCTTTTTTACCATACCTCATAGCATACTTCATTATATTTCCCATACAAAAACCTTCTCCGTGTCCTGCATCAACAATAAGATCAGTTGCTTGATACTTACCATTAGCATAGTGCTTACTGTAAGTATCATCAATGTATCCTTTTACTACGTTTAATATAATGTCTTCTTTAAATTTATATTCCATCTTTCTCCTTAATGTATCTGTGTATCTTTAGGTATTCCAGTAGCACGATATTCTAATTCATCATCAGTTAACTCCCTTAACTTCATAATAACATCGGTGTCTACATCTTCTAATTTATTCCCTGCAAAAATAAAACTACCAGTAACTAGTATTAATTCTTCTAGTCCTATTTCATGGAGAGGTTTTTCTTCAGGCATTTTCTATTTCCTGTACTGTAATATTTTCAATAGTCTTCTTGTTCTTTCTAATAATTCTTTTAATTCTTTGTTGAAACCAACGAGGAGTATAAGCAGATAGATGAATACTGCGATTAGCAAAGAAGTGAGTTTGCTCTGGCATGTATTTATCCATGTTCTTAGGGTTAAGTTTCTTAGCTTCTTCATCGGTCAACATAGTCTTTAACCATTTAAGCACCAGATGATTTGCGTGTCTTCTTATTCTTTTTGCCTTTTTTCCATTCATTAGTTAGTTCCTTTACTTTAGGTTCTTTAACAACAGTTGTAAAATAAGCTAGTCCTTTAGCATATTGAAATATCCTTAGACCTTTACCATCATTGGTATCTTTATGGCATTCGTACTTATGTCTACAGTAAAAACATTCACGAGGTAGTTTCATATTGCCTGATACACCATCAGGTACAGGATCGTAGCATTTTTGAGGTGGTTGTGAAGACTTTAAAGCTTTCTTCACTCTACTTATTTTAGTCTTTATATTAGGCTTGTCAAGTTCTTCAGGTATAAATAGTGCAAGTTCTCCTGTTTCTTTATTAAGAGCAAGGAACCCACCGCCATTCGTACCCATTGCTTCCTCATAACTAGCAAGTTGAGACATATAACCAAAGGTATCTTGTTCTGCTAATGTACCATCTCTAAATTTCTTAAAGGCAAAGCCTGAAGCAGTCTTAACATCAACTACTTCTCCATCAATCGTACAATCCATGTGGCCCTTAACACCGCTAACGGACACATTCCTCTGCTCATCATCTACTTTATGTCCTGCTAATCTTACCAGGAACAAGACAACCTCTTCTAAGATGTGACCATATAGAAATTTAATAAAGGTGGGAGGAGATATAGGTGTGCTATTTTCCTCAGAGTTTAAATCATACCATAGCTGTCTCTCAGGCTTACCTATATTTGACATTCTTAAAGTTTCAGTACTGTTCCTTGGTTCAGGGTGGGCCCAATGCTTCAATGCAGTCTTAATAGACTCACCAAGTTCATCTAACTCTTTCTCAGATACATCTAATTGTTTACCTTCTCCTAGTACAGAGAGCTTACTGTAGATGTCATCTACTAAAGTATCTAACTTTTTCTTTTTCATAATGCCTCTATAGTTTTCTTGGCTTCCTTTACAGATACTTGAAACCATTCTCCATTAAATGTTTTACCTTTATTAATAAGTATTTTATGTACCTCTTGTTCAGCTTTACTTCGATTAGCAAAAAACTTTTTATATTGTAATGTATAATCTCTATAAGGACTACTTGTTTGATATTGTTTGCACCTATCTTCAGCATCTATTGCCATGCCAACCTTTACCCAACCTTTCCAAGTAGGATTAGTTATTACATAAACATGACCACTCTTTTCTTTATCATATAATAAGTTAGCTATCTTAGTAATTGCTTTTGGTTTCTTTATCTTTCCAAAAACTAATCTACTTATGTTTCCACCTTGTTTAAGATAACCTTCTAAACTTCTGAATTTTCTTTTATAATAAACAAGACCCTCTTCATTAAAGTGATGGTTTGTTCCTTGCTTTCTCCAAGTAGTTCCATCAAATCTCCTGCCATCTGACCTTATATCTCCGTTTTGTGGTTTAATGTGTCTCACTCCAGTTATCTCCTACTTTGTATTCTCCATCTAAAGGACAGAGAAGATTATAATAATTACCTGCCGTTTGTATACAATCAACAGCTAACTGCCCTACGAAATCTACTAAGTCTTCCCTAACTTCCATCTGCCATTCATCGTGAATGTTGGCTACAAACTTTGCATCTAATGTCTGTAACTTTATTAAAGAATCTAATATAGCTAAAGCTCTCTTCATAGCTATAGCTCCTCCACCTTGCAGTAAAGTATTCAATGCTGCATGGGGGTGGCGAACAAATATCTTTCTACCATCTAAACCTTTCACATATTTTTTCTGTGCTGATCGTCTAACTTTATCTCCAAGAGCCTTAAATGTTGGCCTATTATCAAAGAAATGTTGTCTAAGTCTTTTACCATCTCTTTGATTTCCTCCAACCACACTACCAAGTTTTCCATCTCCTGCTCCGTATATAAGGGCATAGATGAATGTCTTTGCCTGATCTCTTGATTTAAGTCCTGCAAGTTTCTGATTAAAGGTGTGTATGTCTCCGTTAATGATTTCATTTGTAAACTCCTCGTCATTCATATAATGTGCTAACATTCTAAGTTCTAGTCCACTAGCATCTATTCCAACTAACTTATACCCTTCAGGTACAATCCAACAAGAACGACACTCTTCGCCAAAAGGACTCTTTACACTAGGTACTTGAGCCATGTTGGGATTCCTATGTGCCATTCTCCCTGTTATCGTACCATTAGGTATAACAAATCCGTGTACTCTATCATCTTCCTGTTGAGCTTCAAACCAGGAATCTATTTGTGCTATTCTTTTTTGTAGTAGTAAATACTTAGCAATCAACCTAGCTTCAGGTATCTCTTTTATGTTAGCTAAAGTCTTTTCATCTACCATAGGTTGCCCTGTTGGTGTCATCTTCTTCGGCTTCCAACCAAACTCTATTAAGTATTCTCCTATTTGTTTGCGTGAGCCTAAGTTAAAGTCTTGTAGCTTACGTCTAGTAAAGGGAGTTATATCATCAGTATAAAGTCTTTCTTTGTATTCTTCATCTGTTAATCCTTGTTTAGATAAAGTTCCATCTTGTTTTAATTTAGGTGTAACTTCTTTAATGTCAATCATCTTAGGCTTAAATACCTCATGTACTTCCCTCTCTATGTTACCCATTCGTTCTCTTAGGTCAGCTAACAACAATTCAGCTTTTCTATCATCAAACAAGAAACCATTTACTTCTTGTTCTTTTAAGATACGAGCAGTAGAATGTTCCAAACTAACACTATCTTTAGTAAAGCCTTTACTCTCTTTCTTTAATTGTTCAAACACAAGAGTATTTAATTGAACATCTCTT